CAGCGACCTCATGGCCAAGCTCGTGCTGATGAAGGCGCAGGGCACCCACATCACGTCGGATGCCCTCGCCTACTTCCTCGGCCTGTACGAGCACACCAACACCGAAGCCGGCATCCTCCGCTTCATGACCGGCGTGGCCGAGTACGTCTCGATGGTCACCGAGTCATTGGAGAAATCCGGCAGCATACGTGGAACGCGGGGTGACCCGGTCGGCAAGATCTCGGTGCACGCCGATGGCTCGCGCTGGCGCAAGATTGCCCCCGGAAAGTGGCAGCACCTGGGTGACCTAGTGACGGGTAAAAAGGGAGAAAAGCCCGGTGCGGCCAAGGAGTCGATCCGTGTTCAGGCGCTACGCGCGCGGTTGCGCAAGCTGCGAGATGCCTGGCAGAGTGCTACCAGCACCAAACAGCGCGGCGACATCATCAAGCAGCTGACAGACATCAAGCGCACCATCCGCACGCTGACGACTGGTAAGCGGGTGAAGAAGAGCCACGCCGCTGACACCGACCTCATGGACGCCACCTACATCAAGGTCGGCGCCATGCTCAGCAAGTACAAGGCCGCGTACCAGGAAGAACTCATCGCCAAGGGCGAGGGGTTCGTGCCGCCCGAGGGCGTCCGCTCTGCTGCGCGACGTGGCCTCGAACTGCGCCGCAAGCACAAGCGGGGTGGGCTCGACACCAAGCAGGCCAAGAAGGCAGGCGTGGGCTCGGGCGTGCAGCGCGCCTCGGACCTTGCCAGCGGTGACGCGCTGTCCATCGAGACGGTGAAGCGCATGAAGAACTTCTTCTCGCGCCACTCCAAGTACAAGGAGCACCACTCGGACAAGACCTCGGCAGCCTACATCAGCTGGCTGCTGTGGGGCGGCAACGCCGGGCAGCGCTGGGCCGAGTCGGTGGTGCGCCAGTACGAGGCCAAGCAGCAGCGGATGAAGAAGTCCGAGGCTTCTGAGATCATCGAGAAGGGCTGCCGCGCCCCGGCTGTGTCGACGGTCCTCATCGACGACTACACCCGCGAGACCTGCTCAATCGACTATCGCAACACGCTGGGACCGCAGGACTACATCATGCGGATTCTCAAGGACGGCGGCCGCGCCGCTGTCGAGCTTCAGACCTTCCTCCTTGTGAAGGGCGCACCTGAAGCCATCAAGCACATTGAGTCTGTGATGCAGGAGGTCCGCGATGGTCGCTCGTAAGGAAAAGCGCAAGATGCCTGCGCCGCGCAGCGTGGCCGTCGTCTCCCCCGAGGGCGCGAACGTTGACCCGCTCAACGCGTCGCTCGCGGCCATCACCTCGACGCAGACCACGGGCCTGCACATCGGCGTCACGCCGCTGACCTACCACACGCTGTTCGCGATGGCCCGCACCCCCGTGGTGGCGTCCATCCTCAGCACGCGCATGAACCAGGTCTCGGACTTCTCGAGCCGGCTGCGCACCCAGATGATGAATGGATGGAGCATTCAGCTGCGTGCGCCTAACGCCATCCCCTCGCGCGTCGACCGCTACCGCATGGACCACATCGCGGCCATCATCGAGACCGGCGGCGGGCAGTGGCAGGACGGTGGCTTCGAGTCAATCCTGCGCTCAATGACCTACTACACGCTGACGGTGGACCAGGCCCACATCCAGCCCATCAAGACCAAGCTGGGCAAGCCCTGCGCGTTCCGCTTGCTTGACCCGACGACCATCCGCCGCAACATCCCCATCGGGTCGTACCTGAGCGACGGCAAGCTTGACTACGCCACGATTGGCACCTGCCAGTACCTGAACAACAAGAAGGTGGCGGAGTTCGCCCCGGGCGAAATCTCGTGGTCTGTTCGTAACTCGCTGCCTGGCGTCACCACCTTTGGCTATGGCTATCCTGAGCTTGCGATGCTGGTGACCACGGTCACAGCGCTGCTCAACGCCCAGACGCACAACAGCCAGATCTACACGACCGGCTACCACGGCAACAACATGGTCACCATCAAGTCGCTGATGGGACCCGAGCGCTTCAAGGCCTTCGAGAACTCCATCCAAGCCATGCTCGTCGGCGTTCGCCGCAACAAGTCGGTGCCGGTTGTCCAGCTCAACCCCAACCTCAACGAGTCCATTGAGGTGCACCCGTTCGGCAAGCCGCCGGGTGACATGGAGTTCTCCAACTGGATCAACTGGCTCGTCAAGTTGATGTGTGCCCTCTACGCTATGGACCCTGTGGAGCTGGGCTTCACGTTCGGTGATGAGATGGCGCGCACGCGCAACAAGTCGGACATGTCTCCGCAGGACCGCATCGTGGCTTCCAAGGAGCGGGGCCTCCGCCCGCTGCTCCGGTGGATTGCACGGCAGATCAACGAGACGCTCATTTGGCCGTACTGGCCTGACTACCAGTTCGAGTTCTACGGCTTCGACTCCATCAGCGAGTCGCAGAAGCAGAAGAACCTCATCGACGCTGTGCAGAACTTCATGTCGGTCAATGAAGTCCGCTCCATGTACAACCTTCCGCCGTGGAAGGACCCCATCTCGAATCGTCCGCTCAACGCATCGTATCAGATGTATCAGCAGAAGCTTGTCGAACAGGGCACCAGCCTCAACCCGGACATCATCGCCGATGACGTCTCGGCGTTTGTTGGTGGTAGGCGAATGGCAGTCTCGCGTATCAACCCTGCTTGATAAGTAACGCATAAGCGTTTGACGTTCGCTCGCATGAGCGCGACCGCCCATTTGAACGCAGTGACCCGGCAGTTGATTGACGCAAGTCGGGAACTCATCGCCAAGAGCGCCAACGGCGCCCCTGGCTTTGACGTCTCGCTGTTCAATGATTCTGACCGCATCAGCTTGTGGGCTCCCTTCGAGGTGCTTGAGAAAGCCGCGAAGGAGGACCCGAAGCTCGGCTACATCGCTGGCATCGCCACGACTGAAGCCCCTGATGCGGACGGCGACATTGTGCTGACCGATGGCATCGACTGGAGCTACTTCGTTGGCGACAAGGACAACGAAGGGAAAGGCTTCCTTATCGACGAACATCCTGTTGGCAATCACAACGTCGTAGGGTATCCACTCTCTGTGAGCACCGTGACTGTGCAGAACGGGGAGGAGATGATCAAAGGGGCCAAGGTCAAAGGCGCGCTCTACCTTGAGGACCGCCGGGGTGCCGAGCTCTACCAGAAGGCGTGCACGATGAAGCGCGCTGGTGGGGACCGGAAGCTGGGCTTCAGCATTGAAGGCTCGGTGAAACCCGGCGGTCGGAAGGGGCGGGTCGTCGAGAAGTCGCAGGTCAAGTGGCTTGCGATTACGGCGGCGCCCAAGAACGAACTCTCGTGGTGGGAGCCGGTGGCAAAGTCGCTGTTCACGGCCGCTGGTCACTCGCTGTCGAAATCAGACACGACCACCAAGCATGTCCTCGACACGGCGTCTGTCGTCCTGAGCAAGCTCAGCGGCAATGTCAACATTGACCAGATGGCTGAGATGCTGGTCATCCGTCTCCTGAAGTCCAACCAAGACATGTCTTGGAAGGATGCTGTGAGCGTCCTTCAGCATGTGCTGAAGACGGTGTCCTCGCCCACCGCACCGCAGTCCGTGCGTGGTTGAAGCAAGGTAGTTCAACTGTGCTCGACTGAGCACCTTCACGAAGGCAGTCTTATGATGAAAGCAAGTGAGCTTCAGAAGCTGTTGGGTGACGTTGACGGTGCGGGCGACATCATCGCTCGCCGCATCGCTGATGGTACCCTTGAGAATGACCTGGGCACCCAGCCCATCTTCAAGTCGGACGTCGTTGCGGCGCTCTACTCGGACCTGTCGGCCGCCATCGAGCGTCTCGGCAAGATGCCCGAGGCTTCGCCCGCGCGCACGAACGACCGCGCCCAGCGCCTCGCCAAGTCGGCGGCCGCTGAGAACGCGCCGGAGGTTGTGGGTGCTGTGACCGACCTCGCGTCGGCCATTGACAATGTTGAGAAGGCTACCGTCGAGAACGCTGCTGCGCTCGCGAAGGGTATCGTCAAGCTCGCCGAGGCCGCCACCACCTCGCTGAAGGGTCTTGTCGAGATGGCCGCCCGCTTCGGCGCCCTTGAGGACAAGGTCACCGAGCTCCACAAGGGCTTCTCCACCACGGCCGTCGCCCCCGCCGGCGTCGCCGCTGTCGTCGCCCCCACCCCGCTCGACGCTGCTCCGGCCGCGAACCTTGCCAAGGGTGAGGCTTTCGACATGGAGAAGTACGAGGCCGACTTCGAGCGCGCCAACGCCCTCATCAAGGGCGCCATGCAGAAGCTCTCCCCGTCTGAGCAGACTGGTGCGCAGGGCGCTCGCCTCGCGGCTGCCTCGACGGCTCTCACCTTTGGCCACAAAACCCCTGCCGACATTCTCGTCGAGCTCGGACTTCAGTGAGGTAAGTCATGAGTATGAGTCCCGACCAGCTTCTCCTTGCCCTTGACCGCCTCCAGTCCCTCGCGGCTCGCGGTGGTGACGTGCAGATCGCTGAGCTTCGCCAGCTCCAGCACGCCCTCAACCAGAACATGCTCAAGTCGCATGCCGAGCTCCGCAAGGCTGGCGTCGGCTACCCGCTTCAGGGTATGCCGTTCGACAGCGCTACGGTCCCGGGCGGCTCGTACGCTCCGCTGGTTCCCCAGAGCATCCAGCCCATCATCGACAACGCGACCTTCACCGAGGACACCCTGGTGTTCTGGAAGATGCTCGCGAAGCAGTCGGTGACCACGCCGGTGCTTGAGTGGGTCCGCCGGAAGAGCTACGGTGGTACCGCTACCTCGCCGTTCATCTCGGAAGGTGGCGTTCCGGCCATCACGCAGTCCGAGTTCGACCGTAACGTGGTCCGCATGAAGTACATGGCGGTCTTCCGCCAGGTCACCGACGTGCTGGCCAACACCCAGCTCCTCGGCAACATCGGGCAGGCCCGTGCGCTTGAGGCCTCTGACGGTGCGGTCGAGCTGCTTTTCCGTCAGGAGAAGTTCCTCTTCCACGCTGACAGCAGCGTCAATCCCCTTGAGTACGACGGCCTCCTCTCGTCCATCGAGAAGGGTGCTCCCCAGAACGTCTTCGACGCCGAGGGTGCCACCATCTCGGGTCAGGAGCTTCAGGAGATCATCGGCCAGCTCGTGTCGGCGCCTAACTACGCCACCCCGAGCCACGTGCTGATGTCGCCCCGCCACTACGCTTGGTACCAGAACTCGCTTCTGCCCTTCAAGCGTGGCGACCTCGCGGTCAACGGTCCGCTCACGTTCAACACGCAGGGTATCTCTGTGGGTTGGTCGCGCGGCTCGGTGCCCCTCACCGAGGTTGTGCACATGGCGTGGGACGAGCATCCCATCCTCCGTACGCAGGGCGACGGTCCTCCGCCGAGCACCCTGGTCGTCGGGGCCGCTGCTGATACGGCCGTGGCCGGCAGCAAGTTCCGCGCGCAGGATGTCGCGGGCCTGAAGTTCTGCTACACCCTTGAGGCCGTCGGTGACCAGGGCGCGACCCGCCTTGCCTCGACCTCTCCTGTGGCTGTCGCGGCTGATGGCGCCATGGAGATCACCGTCACCGACAACACTGTTGCGGCTGCTGGCACCGGCTCCATCCGGTACTACAACCTCTTCCGTGCTGCCGTTGCCTCGTCTGAGACCGTCGCCCCGTCGGACTCGCGGAAGTACTTCTTCTGCGGCCGCGTTGCGCGTAACCTCGATGGTGACACGGTGATCGTTGACCGCAACCTCACGCGGCCCAACACCTCGCCGATCGTCATCATCCAGAACCGCCCGGACGTGCTTGAGTGGCGCGAGTTCCTCTCGACCACCATGCGCCCCATCACCCTCTCGCGTACGACGCTTGAGCAGTTCCTGCTCATGATGTTCGGCGCCCTGAAGGTGTCGGTCCCGACCAAGATGTTCCTCATCAAGAACGTCGGGTACGGTTGATTCTGGTGAGTATCGGAAACATCCGGTAAGGTGAGGGGCGGCTTCGGTCGCCCCTTTCCTTTTGAGGAGTACACATGAAAGTTCGACACAAGAAGCTTCGCCACGGTTCAATCGCCTGCGGCCCACTGCGCTTCACCATCAACGAGAAGGGGTTCCTCGTTCCTGACCCCACCACCGCGCAGTGGCACATGCTTGGCATGGCGCATGCTTACCTTGAGATTGTGGAGCGCGACCCGCCGCCCGGAGCGGAGGCAGCCGCACCAGCGCCTGTAATGGCCGAGGAGCAGTACGAGGAGCCTGCCGCTCCCGAGGCGCCCACCGAGGAACAGTACGAGCCGCCTGCCGAGGAAGATGAGGCTGACGAGAGCGAGGCCATCTTCAGCGATGACGTCGACCCCGATGCAGAGGAAGTCGAGGCAGGCCAGTACTCGGCACTGTCCCTTGACGAACTCCGCACGCTCTGCCGTGAGCGCGGGATTCGCACGGCACGCGTGAACAAGGCAGACTTGATCTCGTTGCTCAACGCCGCCGACCTCGGAGTTTGAACCCATGGCCGTCACCGACATCGTAACGCCGGACTACCTGCGCACGCGCATCCTTGACGGGGTCATCACCCTCATCACGCAGCGAGGCATCACGCTGACGGATGACGGCCTGTGGGCGAAGATTGATGAAGCTGTGGGGCTGCTCGAATCTGAGTTCGGGCTGGCCCTGCGGCAGAATCAGTACTCGCAGGACATTGACCGCACGCGCATCACGCAGTTCTCGGACGAGGGCTTCCAGATTCAGACCTCGCTCAAGCGCCCCATTCAGGTGGTGAACAAGCTCAGCATCGTGGTGGGCAACTTGGAGTGGTACGACCTGCCCAAGGAGTGGGTGTGGGTTGCCTCCGCTAACCAGGGGCAGGTCCACATCATCCCGTCGAGTCAGGGGCCGGTGCGCCTGCAGGCCAACAACCGCGCGTACCTGTACACGGCCACCGCATCCTCGGGCTACGTGCCTGGCATGTACTCCATCAACTACCGTGCCGGCTTCGAGAGCGACCTGCCGGGAACGCACACCGCCACTGGTCCCGTGGCCCCGGCCACGGTCGGCAGCAAGACCGTGACGGTGGATGGCCTCGGTGAGACCGACCTCCGCACGCTGCTCTTTGCCGGCGACTGGGTTGCCCTTGGCGGCGAGGCTTACCGCGTGACCAGCGTGCAGCAGGCTGCCTACACCCTGACGGTGGGTGCGCGTGCTTCCTACGAAGGAACCGCCGTGGCCATGCGGTACGACGCAGACGTCCTGCAGTTCATTGGCTACTCGGCGGCCATGGGCATCCTCGCCAGCTACGGCGCGGTGCTCTACGGTGCAGGCGTGACGGGTACCAGCCTGTCGCTCGATGGCATGTCGCAGTCCAACAGCATCAACCCACGGGGCGTGTTCGCCAACCTCATCGACTCGTACCGCGAGAAGGTGAAGAATGCGAAGGACGCCATCTACGCGAAGTACGCCCCGGTCAACATGGCGGTTATGGGATGACCTACATTCCGATCATCACTGAGCCGCAGCTCGACAAGGCGCGCGTCGACTTCAACTTGCGAGACTTCCGCCGCGCGCTGTTGCAGCACGGCGTCCCACTGCGGTGGGAGTTCGCGGTCGTCTGTCCGTGCAAGCGTATCCAGTCGCGTGGCATCGTGGTCGTGCAGTCCACCGAGTCGCGTACTGACTGTCCGGAGTGCCGAGGTGTTGGCATCCTGTATGACTGTGCTCAGAACACGGTAGGCATCGTGCACGACACGCGCGAGAAGGCTGTGTTGTCCACCTATCATGGTCAGTACTCCGAGGGTGACGTGCTCATCACCATGCTGCCTGAGCACCTGCCTGACCGGTGGGACCGTCTGACGATGAAGTCAGGCGTGCGCGTCTACAACGAGAGCCGCCGACGAACGGATGCACGCTACGAGCGTCTGCGCTACCCAATCGTGCGCCGCAAGTTTCCGGTGGGCAACTCCGATGGCAGCCCAGGTGTAAGCGAGATGATGGAACTGGGCGTGCTCTACATGCGGCGCACCGGAACGGACGGGCAGCTCATCGCAGGTGCCTTGGTCGAGGGCGAAGACTTCGTCATCACCGACGACGGCCGCATCGACTGGGACCTCGGTGACGACGCTGGCACAGCCCCTGAAGAGGGTGCGTGGTACGCGGTCCGCTACTACGCACGCCCCGTCTTCATCGTGAAGGGCCTGCCCTACGTCCGCCGCGATGGCTTCACGCAGCCCTTCGATGCGCCCAGCGCCTCGCTAGAGCTGTCCCCAATACTCGTGCACGCCTCGCCTGAGTTCCTTGGAAACGAGGGCGTGCCTGAAGTTGAGGAGCAGGTTCCCAACCCTGACGTCACCCCTATCTACCGGGAGACCATCTAGCTATGGCTGAGCCCCGATTCAGGTACAGGTTCTTCGACGCCAAGAAGCGGCTGGTCTATGACGGCACTGACCCGCACCAGCTGTCTGCAAAAATTATCGCTACCTTGTCTGTAGACAAGGGAAAGATGAGAAAGATCGCTAAGTTTGCTCATAGCGAGTGGGTTCGCTTAGCCAGCGGCGGCGAGTACATTGAGGACAAGAAGCACGCATGGAGCGACCGCGATTACCGCGCGGAGTACCTAGCGGGCATTCGCGTAGAGGACCAAGGGGACGGGGTAGTGCTTTCGCTGCAGGGACCGCGCGCAAACGCTGTTGAGCTTGGATGGGCACCGCCTACGACAAGTGAGTGGGCAGATGGCATCGGAACCTATGATGGCACGCACAAAGACCTTCGCCCGTGGCTCTTGGGAGCGGGCGATGCCACGGTAAAGCATGTAATGGCACGGGGTAAGAAAAAGAAGGCGGACGATGACGAGGGCCCGGATGAGTTGGACAACACGGGTGTGTCAAAATCAGGCGCCACCATGTACCGCGTCATAAAGTTTGATGCTCCTTCTTTCAGCGAGGTTGTCGACCATACTGCTGCGCACTTGGCCCAACTTGAGGACGCGAATAGGCTCCTGAAGCACCAGGCTGAGATGACTGAAAAGCAGCGCACAAAGCTCATCACTAGCCTGCGCCTTGAGATGATGAACAAAGCGATGACGGCCGCCCGAAACTACGTCAAGAATCCGGAGTATGACGAACGCACGGGCATGCTTAAGCCCTTCAAGCCTATTGACTTTTCGGCAGTTGAGCCTGCGCAGAATACGTATGGCGAGCACATGAAGTGGGTCTACAATAATGCTAAGACCACTGAGCAGGCGCCTTTCAAGACCCTGGCTTCTGCCGTGCGCTACCTCATGCACAAGGCGAAGTTCAGCGTGTACCGCACCATCACGGACTCTGATGAGCAGAAGGGACGCCGCCTGTTCTTCTCGGCAGGGGTCGCCCCCGCTGGCATCATTACAGCGGGCCCGCATGGTAAGACTGCACCATTGGCCAAGATCATCAAACAGGCTATCAAGAACGTCATGATGGGCCTTGCGCCTGACGGGAGCTGACTATGGCTGCTGACCCCGACCTGCTCATCGAGCTTGCACTGGCGCACGCGTGGCAGACAATTGAAGCAGGTGGCCAGGCCGCATGGCGCCGCACCCAAGACTATGCTTTCTATGACGAGGCCGCCGTTGATGCGGTCTTCGAGATGCTGACCCGCACGAATGGGATCCGCATTCGTTCTGCAGACATCCCCGTTCAGGAATCGCATAACACGACCATCGTGGGTGTAGGCCTGCACGCGGAAACCATCAACAAGAAGTTCCTGGGCAACGACGCGCACCTGAAGGCCGCCATCCTCGGCCCCAGCAACGAGACGATGACCGGACAGAAGTACCAGTTCATGACCGACGTGGCCGTCTCGGTCTACGTCATCGCGCCAACCAAAGACATCATGCGCATGGTGTCGCGCTTCGTGAAGACGGCCATCGTCTCCATGAGCAAGTGGTTTCTGCAACAGGGGATGGAGACGCCGCCCTCGTTTCAGGTTGCTTCTGACCTTGAGCCCATCGCGGTCATGGCGGGGCGCGAGACGGTGATGAAGTTCGTCCGCCGTATGAACTTCGACGTGCGCGGCATGGAGCGCCTGACGCCGCTTGACATTACGCCGCCACCCAGCAAGTTCCCGCTCATCCACACAGAGGGAACGGTCGTAACGGCGGTACCAGATCCTGAGACTCGCACGTTTACGCCAATCACGCCCATAAGTCTTGGGAAGGTTGGCTGGCGCG